GCCTCGACGGCCAGGGCCAGGTCGGTAGCGGTTTCTCGATCGGTGCAACACCCATCGGCAGCCTCAGCAACCGCTTCACCGTCTACAAGGACCCCTACTTCCCCCGTAACAAGATCCTCGTCGGTTACAAGGGCGGCAGCTACCTCGAGACCGGCTACGTCTACGCACCTTACGTCCCACTGATCGTCACTCCCACCATCTTCGCTCCAGAGGATTTCACCCCACGCAAGGGCGTGATGACTCGCTACGGCAAGAAGATGGTCCGCAGCGACTTCTACGGAACAGTCACCTGCCTCGACATGAACATCATCTGATGTTCTAGCCGTTAGGCAAACAGGCGGCCACCCTTCGGGGTGGCCGTTTTGTTATGTTAATCATCTTAATGTGATGTATACTTACCATGAAAGGGTGTTATGACATGATATGCCTTGAATGTAAAGAAAATTTCTCATCTGGCAAAGAGCTGTCAAACCATCTCAAGAGTGTACATCGAATTGATGGCTTAACGTACACAATTGTTCACATGTACGGTGGCACACGTCCGTCATGTCGGTCATGTGGAAGCGACACTCGTTATACGTCGTTTCAATTCAAGAAATATTGTCAATCATGCTCGCAGATTGCGATGAAAGAGGGTGGACATCGAGGTGGGCTTGCACCTGCCTGGAATAAGGGTAGAACTGCAGGTGATGATGAAAGAATTGCAAAACAGTCTAAACGACTGGTGGGCAAGAGTAACCCTTTTTGGGGAAAGCAGCACGATGATTTCACACGCACTAAAATTAGCATGTCTAAACGACTTGGGTGTGAGACATTAGAAGCACGTATCATCAAACGAGAAAGTGAATTCACTTGCTTAACACCCATTGAAGAGTACACAAGTAGACAGCGTCAATATCTGCAGTTTCAGTGCACTGTTTGCAATACTATCCAAGAAAAGACGCTGCAAGCATTTGAACGAGGATCCTTGTGTGAGATCTGTCATCCCAATAATTCATCCCAGTGGCAACTTGAAGTTGAGAACTGGCTGATTGACATTGGCATAAATGTGAAGAGAACAGATAGAACAGTAATTTCTCCCAAAGAGATTGACATCTATCTACCAGATCAATGTGTCGGCATCGAATGTCACGGCCTCTACTACCACTCAGATGCCAAGAAAGACAATAATACCAAGCTCCATGCCCAAAAAGCCGTGCTTGCAGAGAAATCAGGCATTAAACTGCTTCAAATCTTTCAGGATGAATGGCAGGCTAAGCCCGATATCGTCAAAGAGATGATCCTGCACAGGATGGGGCAATCTAAGCGGCAGATTGGAGCCAGAAAGTGCAAAGTTGTTGAGCTTGATGCAAAGAAGCAACGATTATTCTTTGAAGCATCACACCTTGCAGGATATTCACCGGCAAGACGGGCGTGGGGCCTCCAGTTTGACGGTGAAATTGTGGCCTGTCTATCGATTAGGATACCGAGGCAGAAGAAGTGGGAGCAAAGATTTGAGATATCAAGATTTGCAATTCTACCAAGCGTCTCTGTTCCTGGTGCGCTATCGAAGCTTACCAAATATGCGCTAGAATACGCAAAAAATGAAGGAAAGCTGGGTATCATGACGTATGTCGATCGTCGTGTCGGGGCAGGCACGGGATATGCTAAGTCGGGCTTTGTGCGGTATGGTGAAACAGGCCCAGATTATTGGTACACTGATCTAACATGCAGATACGATAGGTTCACATTTAGAGCAAGAGGCGGAAGGTCAGAAGCAGATATTGCTCGAGAAGCAAAGTGCCATAAAATTTGGGGTGCTGGATCTTACATCTTCACAATTGATTGTAATAAATCAATAGAGCAGCGCTGACTTTCTTCTGGTCAAATAGCTTGATTAAATCATTGGTCAACACATGTCATTCTAGACATTTAATAGAAGCAGCAGAGAGTGATATTTAGAGCATAGGAGAAAGATTTATGGGACGTCGTTGGTGGCAGAAAGAAGCCCGTCGGATGCAAAATGAGCAAGTAACAGCACCAGAAGCTGTGTCATCTGTCGAAGCTGTACCCGATATTACCGATATACACGTTGCTGCAGACGCAGCAGCAGTTGAACTAACTGAGACAGTCTCAACAATCTCTGACGATGATGTTGATCAAGTCGTATTGACAGCAGAGCAGGAAGCTATAGAAGACGCAAAGGACGCAGAAGTTCCCGCCCCTGTCAAGGTCGTAACACAAAATAACTTTAGCAACAACAAGAAAAAGCGCAGATGACTGAAGAGCTCATCAGGAAGATTGTGAGAGCTATCCTGAATGAGAGGTTAGTTTCACTTCCTGGTGGAAAGTGGGCCGTGTATCCCAAGAAAGGTGGTAAAAGATTGGGAACTCACGATACTAAGTCAGGTGCTCTGCGACAGCTTGCTGCTATTGAGATCTCAAAGAAGCGTCGAAAAGCTTGATGCAGGCACAACACGTCTTGCTCGATACTTAGTATAGAGCAAGGGCGTGTCTGATGTCTACATTCGCAACAACAGCAAATCCGACACCTTTCGGAGTTTTTGACCTCGAATCTGACTTTATAACAGAAGCAGACAAGATGATTGTGTTCGTCAAGCGTCGTCTTGGTGATGACATCTTATCTGTTGAGTTGACCAAGAAGCAGATCTGGGCGAACTTTGAGGAAGCATGCTTTGAGTACGGTTCAATTCTTAATCAGTACCAAGCAAAAAGCCAGCTTGTCAACTGGCTTGGCTATGCTACAGGAACGCTGTCAGGATCAGAACAATTATATCCACGTGAAAGCCTTGAGTTTCTGACACGTTTTGCAGAACCCTACGCATCTGAAGCAGATGTCGGCGGAGCCTACAACCAAATCTCAGGATCTATACCACTTGAAGTAGGACGTCAGGATTACGACATCTATACAGAGCTTGTAGACAGCACTAACACACCTGTCATTAACTCAGCTCTAAATACCATGGGTGGTAAGATGAGGATTAGTGAAGTATTTCACTTTTCACCGCAAGCTGCATACCGCTTCTTCGACACGACCTCAGCTATTAACTACTTGAATAATGCTTTCTCATTTGAATCGTTTACGCCTGAGACGATCTTCTACGTGCTCCCAGTGTTTGAAGACATTCTCAGAGCAGGTCAGCTTGATCTCTCAAATCGTGTTCGACGCTCAAATTACTCCTACAAGATCATTGGTACTAAGATAAGAATTTATCCTCTACCGACCCAGAATACTTTTCCAATGCCACGCCTGTTCATACGCGTAAAGTTCATGCAAGATCCACTAAATCCGGCTTTTAGTGATAGATCGATCTACGGTGTATCAAACTTGTCAAATATTCCCTTTGGTAACTTGCAGTTCAATCGTATCAACTCAATTGGTAGGCAGTGGATCCGCCAGTATACACTCGCTCTATCGATGGAGACACTCGGGTACATCCGTAGCAAGATGGGCACTCTTCCTGTGCCAGGTGGAAACGTCACATTAAACGGTGCTGACCTCGTCTCAAAGGGGCGAGAAGATAGGAAAGAGTTCATCACAAAGTTGAAAGAGATGCTTGACACTATGACCTACGACAAGCTGATCGAGCAGCAGGCCACGAGATCAGAGAACTTGAGCAAACAGTTGAAGTTTATACCGCCGCCCAACGGCAAAGCAATCTTCACGGGGTGATGAATGGCACGCCTCTTTGTAACTGAGCGAGAGCTTAACTTTATCAACGACATCATGAAAGAAGTCGTTAAAGATGTCATTGGCCAGAAGATCTACTACTACTCAATCTCAGAGATCAAGTCAAGGGTGCACGATGTCTACGAAGAGGCACCCAACAAGATCTTTGAGAACCCAATAGAAATCGATGCACTTGTCAAGTACTCAGGGCAAGAGGTAAAGACGAATCGATTTGGGTCGGAAGAATACTACAACATCGAGTGCTACATACAAGAAAGAGATCTGATTGACAAGCAGATAGATGTTAGAGAGGGTGACTTTTTCTCATATGGCGAGACATTCTTTGAAATAATCAAGGCACCCAGATCAGACGTCATCTTTGGACAGATCGAGCACAAAAGTTACGTGACAGTGTCGGGTAAGCAGGCACGTAAGGGACAATTTATCACCAAAGTTTTTGGCCCAACATCAGAAGCATACTCAGATCCAGATGCCGTGCAGTCAACCTTTGTTCAACAACGTGGATTTGAAGAGAACAGGCTTGGAAAGACAGGCGATGTTCGAGATCTACAGAGGACAGGCGTGCTGGACGCACCGCTTACCGGTCCTGCTGAGGTGTCACCAGCCGGCGATCCAGAGAACGTAGGCTCAGCATTCTACGACGAGTCATAAGATGGCAGATAAAATAAAGACAGGCTATGAAGGCACTAACGTCCCGGACGATTTTTCTATTCCTCCTGTTGGAATAGAGGATATCGATCGTGCAATTTTTACTCTATTTGATAAGAAACTGGCATTCGAGACAAAAGTCAATAATCAGACAACACGTGTTCCTGTCATCTTTGCGTCAGGTGAACGTTTTGCTCTGACACGCCGTGACAATCCGCTGCGCGACAAGAACAACACATTGATCTTACCACTGATCTCAATAAAACGCGGTGCTATTGGACACAAGACGCAGGCTGACGTCTTTGGCACAGCAATTAGCATTAGGCAGACAGGCGACTACTACATAAAGAAGAAGTTAGATGCAGGCGATCGTGACTACCAGAAGCTGGTCAACAATCTCAATTTGATGAACCAGAAGGATGTTGCGACAAGGAGCCACATCTCTGACACGTCAACAACACCAGGCACTCAAGCCGTTGAAGGCACAGTTGCGTCACGTCGCCAAGGCCCACCTCTATCATTTAGAAACACGTCAAAATATACACCACTTTCTAATGATCTCACTAACAACATCTATGAGTTTATTACTGTACCTTATCCAAAGTTTGTAGGCATCACATACAACGTCATTTTTTGGACGCAGTACATGCAGCAGATGAACCAGCTTATCGAGACGCTGATGATGAAGTTCAGTGGCCCATCACCCGAGTTTCTACTTGAGACCGACAAGGGTTACACGTTCACTGCATTTGTGCAGAACACCTTCTCCAACTCAGACAACTTGGAAGAGTTCACAAATGATGAGCGTATCATAAAAGTAGGGTTTGACATCAAGGTTCCAGGATATATCATCGCTCCCGAGCACCCAGGTCTGCCCTCACCATTCAGAAGATTTGTCAGTGCACCCCAGATCAATTTTGAGATATGGGAGCAGAATGCGCAGCTTGTCAACGAAGTGCAAGGCAATAAGACAAAAGACAACATCGATAAGTTTACACTCACAGATGTAGAAGTTCTCAATAAGAGCGGTCAGCAAGTTGAGAACAGAGGGGCTGAGCCGCTTCGTGTCATCGAGAACGTCACTAATCCCTTCTCAGGACAGCAGCAGCCTAAATACCTAAAGGTGACGTCAAGAGTAGCAAAAGCGGGTGAAACAATACTTACGGCGCAGAAGATCCGTAAGATAGATACTCTCGACTGAGCATTTAGAGGTTTGACAGGATAGTTATATTCGGCTTTGAAGTCGGAGTAATGATGGCAGAGACAACTTTTAGGTCGCCTGGGTTCTTTGAGCAAGAGATTGATTTATCATCTCCCGCAACACCAGGTGTATCGGGCGTTCCAGTCGGTGTGATTGGAACAGCAGAAATCGGCCCTGCGTTCGTCCCAGTGACGGTGGGCAATGCAGCACAGCTTCAGCAAGTTTTCGGCGCTCCCCGCGCATCTGACGTAGGCCTACAGGGTGCCAGTCAGTACCTACAGAACGGCACAGCGCTTACATTCGTCAGAGTGCTTGGGTGTGGCGCGAACTCAACAACATCGGATTTTTCAACAACTACAGCACAGGGAACGGTTAAGAACGCGGGCTTCTTCATCAAGGGAACGACTCCTGCAGTTGGCACAGATGCACGCCACAAAGGTGCGGTTCAATATATCACGGCAAAACACTGGGTGTCAGCATCAGCAGATGTAGGCTATCCAATCTTTACAGACAACAACAGCTTCAGCGTTGCATCAGGTAACAGCTTTGTCAACTTAGTTCGTGGCATGGTGTTGCTTGCATCGGGAACACGCCTGCAGGTTCTTGACCACAATCAGAACTATTCAGTTGCAAACACAGTAGATGATAATGCGACAATTAACGGCACACTAAGCAGCAATCTCTATAGAAAGTTCAAGCTTGTTATCTCTAGCTCCTCACCCTCATTCTCTACAGGTGACGGTCAGACGGGCATCAGGATCTTGACAGCATCTCTCGATCCTGCTGATACAGCCTACATTGGCAACATACTCAACACTGATCCGGCGCGTTTTGAGGCAGAAGAGCATCTACTTTACGCCGATTTCCCCGTCGAGGCTGAGGTTGCAATCACATCAACCGACAGTGGTGCTGTTGCAGTCCTGTCGGGATCTGCAAACACATCAGCTGCGTCAGGTGACACCTCACAAACCTTTAGAGACGCTTTTGGTCGATTTGATACCCGGTATTCATCAGCAAAGACGACATACTTCATCTCACAGCCTTATGGCTCAAGTGAATATGATCTCTTCTACTTTGAAACTCTGAATGATGGTGCAAACACATCACAGAAGTACAAGGTATCAATCAGCACACTCGCTAAGTCAAGTGATCCTGCAAATCCATACGGAACGTTTACAGTTCAGGTTCGTGATTTCTACGACACTGATAAAAATCCTGTCATCCTTGAGCAGTATCCTAACTGCACACTCGATCCTAACGACGATGACTATGTTGCGAAGCGCATCGGTGATCAAAAGTCATTCTTTAGTTTTGATGCACTCTCAGCTGAAGAGCGCAAGTCTTACACATCAGGAACAAGAACAAATGTGTCAAGTCGTGTAAGAGTTGTCATGCACCCAGACGTCGAAGCAAAGCGTGTACCATCTGATGCACTGCCATTCGGCTTTAGAGGCTTGCCAGTTGTCAAGACGACAGACACACTCACAGACGGAACGACTGGATTGAGTGGTTTTGGAATAAACACAGCCCGCCGTCTTGCTGGCGTCTTCGGTACAGCAGGACTTGAGGCACACACAGGATCAATTCTTCCACCCGTTCCTCTCCGTTTCAAGGTGACAACAAATGCAGTTGATGCTGCAGGTGGTTATGTCGGCAAACCTGGCTCGCTGGA